CTGTGCAAGAATGTCTGGTATGCCTGGGCCTTTGAAAGATAAAAAAGGCAGACCTACAAGAAAAGCGTTAGCCTTAAAACGATGGAGGTGTTGACATGACTTACGCAGTCCCAGGAAGAATTCAAACAAGTATTACAGCCAGTTCTTATTTAGGTGGAAGTGATAGTCCTTTTACTAGAACTAGAGCAGTTATAGATATGATAAAAGGTTGGGAAATAATGAAAGCAGTAACAGAAGGAACAGAATACTTGAGAGAAAATTCTGAAGCATTTTTACCATTAGAACCAAGAGAAGATTATGATGCTTATCTTGCAAGAGTAAATAGATCAGTATTCAGTCCTTTTACACAAAGATTAATTAGAGCAGCTACAGGTCTCGTATTAAGAAAACCAATATCATTAATAGGTGATCCTTATTGGACAGAGATGTTCAAAATGGATGTTGATGGTTGTGGTTCTGATTTAGATGAATATGCAAGAAGATTATTAATGTGTTCTCTTACTTATGGTCAAAGTCATATTCTTGTAGATTATCCTGCACCATCTGGTGCATTAAGTCTTGCAGAGGAAAGGCAACAAAATCGTAGACCTTATTGGATTGAGATAGATCCTAATAATATTTATGGTTGGAGATTAGATAGAGAATCAAATTATGGAAATTTAGTGCAAGTTAGGATTGCAGAGAAAGCTGTATTACCTGATGGTGAGTTTGGTGAAAAAATTTATGATCAGATGAGAGTTATAGAACCAGGTCGTTATCGTGTATTTAGAAAAAAAGAAACTGTTGAAGATTTGTATGAAGATGATGGTGGAGGATATGCAGGAGATATGTCTAGTCCTGCTGGTGCAAAAGATTATGAATTAGCCGAATCAGGTAATTTTTCTCTTGGTGAAATACCATTAGTTACTGTTTATTCTGGAAAAGTTGAAAATTTAGTAAGTAAACCACCTTTACTTGATATTGCATATTTAAATCTTGCACATTTTCAAAGACAAGCTGATTTAATTCATAGTTTGCACGTTGCATCTCAACCAATGCTTGTAATGGAAGGTTATGACGATCAAACTAAAGATTTAGCTATCTCTGTTAATTATGCGATGGCTACTCAACCAGGAAATAAAGTTTATTATGTAGAACCAGCTTCTAGTGCTTTTGATGCTCAATCTGCTGAAATTAAAGAGTTGCAGATGCAAATGGCTACTCTTGGTATTAGTACATTATCCCAACAAAAATTTGTTGCCGAAAGTGCTGATGCAAGAAGGTTAGATCGTGTAGATACAAATTCAATGCTTGCAATGGTTTCTATGGAGTTGGAACAGAAATTGCAAAAAGCATTTAATTTATCTGCTCAGTATGTAGGAATTGAACCACCCGAAGTAAAAATCAGTAGAGACTTTGATATTGAAAGATTGATCGGACAGGATATTACAGCATTAACATCTCTCTTTGATCAACAGGTAATAGATAGAGAAGAATTTAGAGATATTTTGGTGCAAGGAGAAGTACTACCTTCAGCTAATGAAGCCAAATCTGAATAGTTTGGTAAACTAAAGAGCAAGTACATATTTAATTATGGGCAAACACTTAGATTACGTTCAGCAATCAGACGGAACGTGGAAGTGGGAATTAGCAGAAATTCCTGCTGTAAAATCCACTCCTGTTGAAACACCAAAACCAGAAGCTAAAAAAAAGCCTTCTAAGAAAAAAACCACTAACATTTTATCTGAATAATTCATGGCAATCGAAGAAAAAGTAGTTCAGTCTGAGTCTGTGACTCCTTCTGATCAGTCCGTGACTGAAACTCCT